ATCTGCATCAACAGAACTAACCATTGAAGCAGCATTGCTATGTTCTAACCATTCAGCAACATCTTTGGCTAAGAATAGAGGTTGTTCAAATGTTCCATAGATTGTAAGCAATTTTGGCTTTCTTCAATGCTACTGTCATAGCTTTCTCTATTCATCTATCTACTTCTACCATATCAAAAAAAATAATAATTAAACTTTCTCTCGATAACTCATTATTGAGTTATAAACTTATTGCAAAGATAATCCTCTTTCTTTTATCTCATTTATCACATCAATCATTTCACTAACTTTTTTCACCTCTCTATATTTCCATTCAGGGTGCTGAAACATATAATGCAATATTATCTTCCGTCTTACTTTCCAAGCATCTGTTGGAAAGCCTTTTACTTCTATCAGATAATCACCTATTACAAAGTCAGGCGTATATTTTGCTGCTCTTATTGCTTCATCACAATACCTAAACTTTGGCATTACCTCTATCGTCAATGTATTATACTCATAATTAATATGATTCATCTTCAAATACTTCGCAAATGTTGCTTCTAACTTACTATCAAATAGCTTTCCATCATATTCCACCTTTGTGGCATTCATTACCTTTTTATTTACTTCTCTCTTTTTTAACATAATTCTCTCTTTTTATAACATTTACAAAAATAAAAAATATATCTTTGTCATTATTTATCAAAACGTTTTAATTATGGAGAAGATGACAAAAAAAAGAAGCTTTAGAGTACTATTTACTCATAATAATAACAATAAAAATCTTGTACAACGGATTTAAGATACTTATTTTCTTCTTTTTCTATGTCATGTTTCATTGTTAGATATACCCATGGATTGCGTATTCTGTTCTGTATGCGCCCTATCTTGCACTCTTTCGCATCTCTCGGTATTATACCATGCCATATTCTAAACTTCTGTTTTATGTTCGATATGTTCTGATGAAAATCTTTCTTAAACACTAATTCGTTCTCTCCGCTATCCTGATACTCTGTTTCTGCTTGTATGGTATTATACGGACTCTTTACTGCCAAAAACTTATTCCCATTTTCTGTATCATACATATCACCTCTGTATTCTACATTATCCCATATCTTATCATTTGGCTTATCTACGCTGTTTTGTCCGTCGCTATATTGTGTACTTACTGCATACTTCACATACCAGCTCTTTGGTACTCCAAAAAAGTCGTTATACTTGCCACCATTCATTCGCCATACTCGCCACTCGTCATTCTGATTGGTATGTAGTAACAATGTATCATCAAGTACATTCATTATGTCAAAAGTATCACCATAATCAAAAAAACTCTCATAATGTTTTAGTGTTTCATTAAAGCTCAACGCTTCGCCTAAGTTAACTATTAATACACTCTTATGACGGGCGTCCCACATGTGCCATAATCGTTCAGAGCTATTTTGCATTGCCCATGAATGGAAACCTAATTGCTCACTTATTGACTGTGCCGTTTCAGTAAATAGCATAAGTGATTTGTTATATTGGTCAGCAAAATATATTCCTGCATCAGTAGTAAGTACTTGTCGTTTATCTTGCGCTCCTATCATATTGCTCATATATAACTTGCCTTCTACATTCCCACTATTTGCTATCTCTATTGGCATTCCTTCTTCTGTAGCAAGTTGTGTACGGCTATTATACAATATTCTTGCTATACCTTTGGGCTGAAAACTAAATAACTCATTTCTAAATCGTGTTAATTTAATCACTTCACCTTTGTCGCCATCTAAGTCCATATAGCTCTGTCCTGTTATTGCAGTCCAACTATCCACTTCGCTGTTCAATGTCTTTGGTAAGCTCCATGCTATAGTATTCGGATATGTCTTTGTCTGATTATTCTCTTTTAAGCTTGTTCTGTAATAACTAAAGAAGTTATTTTGCTGACTATAACTTTCATTTATCAATCCAAAGTTTTCTCTGTTAGCATTAAGCATAGCTATTCCTCGGTTAGCATCGTATCTACCATCTATATTTGTTCGTGTTTCGAGCATAACCGAAAGTATCTCTACTACCTGATTTTTATCTTCTATACTCTCTGCGTATGTACGTAGACATTCCCAACGCTGAAAATACCAATTGCCTTGTACCCAACGCATTTGCTGAGTTGTTCCATCTTCAAACCACACAGGTTCACCTGCTATATACCAAGGTGTTAGCGCATTATAATCTGTATCTTCATTATATACTATTGTGTCATAGTCTTTATTTACTATATCTACTACCCATAGCATATCTGCATCTATGCCTATAGTACCAACACTTGTCATTACATTATCTATCTCATACGGACATGCCGCAGCCCATGTATCTGTTATTGTATTACCATTCAGTTTCTGATGGTCGAGTGATAAATATCCTCTTGCATAGCCATCTGTCTGTTGTTTCTCAAACGACAATAGCTGTCCGTAGTTTGGTAGTATCTTTTTCATGCCATCTGTCGAACCAAGGTCGATAGCTAAATGTGGCGACGACAGATATTTCATATTTACTATTGCCGATGTTGGCATATCATCAGGGTCAAAATTATTGCCATTACCCCAAAGGTCAGTACTTGAGTTATATACTTCTAAACTCATTCCAGCATAAATACTATTATCTGTTTCGGCTAATGTACTTTTATTTCGCAACCAATCAACATAATTATTTTCATATTGGTCACGCTCCCCATTATTTATTATATCACCATAAAATGAACTATCACTACTTAATCCAAGTAAACTATTATCATTTGTTACAGTATTTCTAAACCATGTACATTTATATCGCACACCTCTATTATAAACTTTACTCGTATATCTTCCAGCTTGTATGCCATGTAATGTTACAAGCACATTTTGATATGGCGACATAGTAAACGCTTTTAATGTAGAGCTTGCACAAAACATAGAGCCATACATATCTTTGTTCTTTACTACTGATATAAATGGCGCACCAAGTCGTTTACAACTCAATTGGAAAGTATTTGTGTCATTACTTGTATCGTCAAAAAAGCAGTTGCCATTACTAACATATTGTGTTGCCGAAGCATTTATCACTATATCTTCTGCTCCTTTGTACCAACCATCTGTAAATCGTGTAAGTGAACCTTGTTCACCACTAATATATTGTATGTTACTATCTGTTCCGCCTATCTCTTTGTTTATGTTGTTGTAATCTGTAATATTTGAAAAACGATAGTTCGATAACTGTTTATATGTCAGTTTCCCTACTTCATCTGTCAGGTTCTTCTGATTGTTACGTGGTGATAATATCTCTGTATGAAATGGACTTATAGCCCAATAGAGTTTATTATTACTACCATTTAAATAATCACTATCATTTGGTTGGTCTGTCTGTTCTCCATTTTCTCTCCATGCTGCACACCACATTGGAAGTGTCATTGCACATCTTCCTGTCGTTGTATTCGACACTTCAGGTTTTATAAATCCACCTGTGCCATCTTGATAAAGCCATGGTGTTTGTGCTACTATCTGTGTATCTGATGCAAAGCCATTCATCACAGCAGCACCTACTACAAATAGTCTACTATCACTATCTATCGAACTATTAAACAGTGTTATGTCAGGAGAATAAAATGACACTATATGCGCATCAACATAATATTTTGTATTATCTACATTGTAAATGTCATTGTTAGTATTTAAATCGAACCAATTTTGTGTCATTTCTTCGTCATCATGACCAATATTATCAAATGCTACACCAATCTCTTTTTGTACAGGATAAATAGCTGACTTAAATACTACATCTGTATGATGTATGTAATTTTGTATCTCACAGTTATAATCATGTGATACTCCTAACCCTTCAAAATGCTGACTTGCAGGATAAGTGCCTTCTTTCATTGATGTAACAATACATGAATCATTTGCTTGTGCCAATACATGTGTTGAACCATAATCGAGCCAAGTAAAACAAGCAATATTATCAGATGATTCATTGGCATAGTATTTAAGTGACTTATTTATAGCTGTTTGCATCGCTCCCACTTTTGTTGCCGTTGTATTACCCCATAATGCTCCATATACATGTGAGTAAATAGGATAATGATGTTCTTCACCTCTTACAAATGGTGGATTAACATTTTGTCTTAATGATGGATTGAGTATTTTGCCATTTGCATATCTCGGTGTCTTTGTTGTTCTTGCAAATGGTGATGATTTGGCATAGCATATATTATTCTTCCTCTCTTGCTCACAGAAGATTGATGGCGTAACAAAACCTTGATACAAACATCTTTTTCTCGCATCTGATACGTATGCTATCACAGGTCGTGCTGCTATATACTCGTTATTACTATTATCTGTTATCGTAGCCTGAAAACATGGTAGTCTGAATGTTAAGTTTGTAATTGCAACATAGTCAGTCATCTCTTTTATGCTATCAAATATTGGCTCACTCCATGTGCCATTATGGTCTAATAGCTGATGACCAAGTATATATGTTTCACCTTTCTTAAAATGTCCTATCTGATATGAGTTATATGATAGCTGACTTTTATGCGAATATGAACTGCCATTAAATACTCCTAAGTCAAGTCTATCTCTTACTCCTGTTGTTACTGCTGTTACTGTTGCTTTTGTAGCTATATCTGCATCGTAATTGCTCGTTTCATAGTTGCCAATAAACAGTGTATTATCTTTTTGTGCAAATGTCTTTATTCCTTTTATCTTCGTACTATTCTTAAATATCAGATATGAACTGTCTACAGTCCTTTCTTCACCTGTAAACACAGCACTCATCAGCACATTTGTATTTGTTACTTCTCTCACAAATACATTTGCATTGCCATCTTTACCAGAACGATAAATGCAATATACATAGAATTGTACTACTTCGCTATCTATTGTATTATGTAATTTAAATTGTACATTAAAGCCTATCCCATTGCTTGTGTTGTCAGGCGCAAAACCTCTCTCTTTGGCATCATCGCTAACATAGTAGAGTGGCGAGTAATAAACGATATTACTCTCGTTGCCATTAATAAGCTCTGTTATAACAAATTGTACCGTACCTGAATAAAAATATCCTGCCGATGTTTTGTCTACACTTACTACATCTACTCGCTCTATTGTTGGTAAATATGAAAAGTATGATATGTGTTTATCATTACTTGTTATATTATTGCCATATTTAGTTATCAACTTTTTAAAGTCGATAACTCGCATTTCATGTTCTCCATCTATCCAATAAACTCGTACACTCTCATTACTCTCTACTGATACTATTGCTTCGATGAAGTTATTGCCAAAAGCAAATTCACCATTAAGGTCAGTATATCTAAATATTTGTCTGTATTCTCCATTTTGTCTTTGATATATTGTTATATAGCACGATGTATCGGTATGCGAAAAAACTCCAAAATAATCGTTGCAAACAAATGTTCCATTTGGCGTGCCTATTATATCTACACCTATATCTTCTGTTCCTTTTTCATTTGTTATCGCTGTTAGTGTATGGTCGTTTTCTGTCGATGTTACTCGCACATTTCGATTTTCATAACTCAACTGATTACTGTTACGTGATAGTGCATTATCACGTGCCATACCAAGTATATGTTGTACTGCTCTTTGTCGTGCCATAATATTTCTTTTAATGCCTTAAAATATCTTCTTTGCTTCCATTTCTCACATAGCCTTCTCTGTGGCTATATCTACGCTCTATTGCTGTGTTTAGCACGTTCGTAAGTGTTTCTGCATTATCAAGTGTCAGTTTTACAAATTCACTCTGGCATTGTCCTACATTGAAAGCATACTCTTGTTGTGCATTGGTTAGCACATTCATATTCAGCTTACCCATATCAAATAATATGGTAAATTGTTTCAGTTTGATATAACTCTCTAATGCTCTGATGAATTTACTGTTATCAGGTATCAACGGAAATCCATCTTCATCTTCCAACATTGCATTATAAGCTATCTCTATATCTCTATCTTTTTCCGATGTAAATATACAATTGCCTTGTATCTTGTATGTTAGGTCACCACCTTTGCCATTACCATGTGCCATATGAAAGCTATCTGTTGTACTATGATAACATTCACCTGTCTTGTTATCTCGCACTTGTATCATTGAATAGAAGTCGCATGGCAACATTCCTCTGTAATTGGTTATCTTTATCACATCTATTTTTTCATCAAAGACTAACGAGCAGCCTATTATACGCATAAACTCTACTGCATATTTAACAGCTGCATCTATACCTATGTTTCTTAACATAGGGTGCATCATCAGTCCGTCTATCACTGCTCCTATACTTGTATGTTGCTCTGCCATATCTCTATCCCCCTATCACTGCATCTACTTTGCCTTCTTTTACTCGTCTAACAAAATCTTCTCTAACTCGTCTGCCAAACTTAAAACCTGTATATATCTTATTCTTAAACGTCAGTCTACCATCTTTGACATACATCATTCTGAATTTCCATGGTTGTTCATAGTATAGTTTATCACCTCGTTTTCTTGCTTCTGGGTCTTCACGCCACCATTTCCACGTATCTATCCAATTTATATCACTTGGTGCACCTATCAACTTACCATCTTTTATACGTAATTTGCGCTTATATTTACGTATCTCAAACGCGCCTAATACTTGCCCCAGCTCTACTATTTCTCCGCTAAATAATCGCTCTTTTATATCGTTTATCATAGCTTCAGTTATTGTTTGGTATACTTTGAGTGTTAGCCATTTCGGATTGTTCATATCTTGTCTTACATCTCGCCATAATGCTACTTGCCACTTCACATTAAATGGTGCAGGTCGTTTTAGTTTCATTCGTATTCTCCTTGTTGTTGTGCATTTTCTGCTGCGGCTTGCTGTGCTGCTGCCTCTTGTTGTGCTTGTGTTCCTACAGCTTCTTTATTGTTTGCTATACCTTGGTCATCGGCTGCATTATTAAAGCTATTTTCAGGTGTATATGTTGGTTTTAATATCTCTTGTACTACCATTTCTACAAGTTGCATTATTAACGCATCTTCTACAGGATATTCCATATCAAGCTCATCACACACTTCCACACTCTCACAGGCTAATTTTAATGCTGCTTCGGGGTCTTCAAAGATGGCTGTAAACTTAGCATCTTTCAGATATAAAAATTGCGGATTTTGCGAGCGCAGATACAAATAATGGTCAGGAGCGATAGTGGCGTATATGATATTTCTACGCCATCTATCGTGTCCTGCCCACCTAAAACGTTCCATGGCTACATACTCTATGAATCCTTGAAAATAATCTACTGCATATACCTTTTTATGTCCTATATGTAAAAATGTCGGTATCTTTTCTTTCGAACGCACATACTGTCCTCCCTCACATGGTAATTCAGGTATGGCATCTACTTTTATTAACTCTAAACATAGCGTTTGATAATTGCTTTCAGGCACATACTGTTTAGATGACATATATAACCGCTTCAACATCAAAGCTCTGAATTTGCCTAATAACCATTTTATATGCTCTTCATTAAAGTACGCATCGTCTGATGCCGACTTCAAATTATCAATACACATATATACTATCTCTCTCAATGTAGCCATATATTTCTCTTTTTAATCCTTAATTCTTATATGGTATCATACAACTGCCTATCAAACATGCTATTGCTCTGTTTATTACTCGCCAATCGTTTTCGCTTATATATTCATTAAGCTCTTCTTCTATCTCATCTATTAATAGCAAGCTCAATAGTCTTGCTACTTCTTTTTCTCGCTTATAACCAAGTATGCTTAATGTCTTATAATAACGGTCTAAACTCCAATATAACTTATTATCCATGACAAGCGCACCCCCTTTTTGTTTCGCCTGTTGGCTGTTTAACCATAAAAAATTGGTCGTATATCTTTGTTGCTTCTATATAATGTTTTGATTTAAGTGCATACTCCAATGTTTTCTTGCGTAACAATAAATCTACAAACTCCATCGGTGGCTCACAACATTGCTCTGTTATTTGCCGTGCTAACCGCATAAAGTTCAAATACATTGGGTGCTTATAAAATGTAGTTTCTATCCAATTTACTCCATCTTTGGTCGATACTACTACAAAATACATCTTCGCTGCCAATCCTGTCAACGCTGTTGTATCTAACTCTGTAGTGTAGGTCTTAATATTTTGTGCCGATATATCTATCGTCTTTTCTGCCAAACTTGCATAATTCTCCGTCCCGTCCCATTTATCGTGTGCTATGATATATATTTTGTTAAGTAGACTATTATCTGATGTTACTTTTATTCGCATCGCTTTTGCCTCGTCTGTTACTTTTAGTTCTATATCAACCATACTTCCATTATTTAAAAATAAAAAAGTGGAAGCAGGGCTTATGTCCCTGCCCCCACAAAGCAAATATATATGTATATGGAAAAACGTTACGCAAAGAGTTTTGCCCCTACTGTAGCATTCAATGTTGTTACTTTAGCTTTGATTGCTGCTGCAACAGTTGTATTGCCTTCTGGTACTGCTATTGTAAATGTCTTTTCACTGCGCTGAACACTGTCAAGACTCGATGTTGAATAATAATGTATATCAATCAAATCATAACGTGCATTAGGGTCAACTAAGTAAAATGTTTTGATACGGTCAGGATAACCAACATCTTTAATTGAGTCGCCTCGTGTAGCTGTAGCTCCCCATTCCATATCTGCTACTTGTCGCCCATTACCTACTGCGTTTGCAGGTGCTGTAGCTGTACCTGCCTCTACATCTTCGTTGTAAACAAGTGTTTCTGACCAACCAGATGCTGTGCGTGTAATAGTAGTATCAATTGTTGTTGCCCATGTCACTTCATCACCCTGATAAATAATCTTATCACCCCATACATCAAAGTTTACAGGTTGGTCTTCGTACAAGCCTTGTTCATAGTATTGCACTTTTTCGACAAGTAACACCCCATTTGCACTGTTGCCACCATAAAGCTCATAGAGCTTATCAAAGTCTGATGTTGTCAAATCTTCAATCTTTGCTCCTACTGTTACATCTGTGCCATCATAGCTTGCCAAATAAATATCAACCAAGTGTGCTGCATCACGTGAAAATGACATTTTTAGTTGAGTAGCCAATGTTACTGCAAAACGGTCAGCTGTCATACCTGCAAAGGCATGTACTGCCGCATGTTTGTAATATGTGCTATCATCGCCAGGGGCACAGAAGTTGCGGAACTCAATAGACACACCATAATCTTGTCCTGTTACAGGATTACCACTATTGACAGTTGAATTAAGAAATACACCCTTTTTCTTAATTGGTCGTGCCATCTTCGATGCTACTGCTACACTCGATGTTAGTATATTGTCTACTTTGATAAGGTCTGAACGCAACACTCCTGTTGCACCTTTATACTCAATGTAAACCTCACCATCTGGTGTCGATTTAACAAGTACATCGCCCTTAGCTGCCGATGCTGCCAAGTGTTTGTTTGTGCTGTCTACTGTCCCATTTGCCACATACATGTGGCGTACTTGAAATGAACCAATTTTACTCATTGTACTTTTTGTTTAAGTTATACATTAGCGACCTTTATATGACGCTTTAGCTAATTGCACTGCTCTCTCTATTATGGTTTGATGAATAATCGGATTAAGTTCACATGCCTGATTATTATCTTCTCCATATTCACTTACTTGCTCTCTTCCCTCTATCGTTAACCCTGTCCCTGTCAAATCTTCAAGCACAATGGCATACGGTTTACGCAAGTATCGTATAGCATATTCTTTTAAATCATACTTTGACAATAATTCTACCAAGCTACTATTATCACCAGATACACCTAACTCTATTCGTAATACCTTTCTCGCTGTCGTCCCTCTAAACGGATTGCGTAGGTCTTTATGCAAATCATCATAAAGTGTTGGACTAACAGGTACATATTGTCCTGCCCAACAACTATTTACATCTTGCTTGTATTGCGCACTCTCTATAATGATATACATTATGTCGTTTGGTAACTTGAAAGCTGTATGTTTACATCTGTTATATGGTATCGGATTATATCCACTGTTTGTTGGCGATATATGTTTGTCGGTAATCAATACGTCGAGGCAACGACGCATCTCTTCGTTGCCTTCAAACGTATTGTTATAGATGGCACGCACTATCTCATCTTGCGCCTTGGTCAGAAATACACTCTTCTCATACTCAGAAAGCCCTGGCGCACTGTCTGACATTACGTTGTTATACAGAATGTCAAATGTGTTTGTCATCTCTATTATTGTCATCGTCCGTCGTTTTTTATTCGTTTAGTTTCTGCTCAATACCAAATTTTATTGTTTGGTTCTTTGGTAGGTTCAAGAACTTAGCAGCTGCTGCAAGTGTTGGCTCTTCATTGTTTCCGCATAGTGGTAAATTACCATCACGCAAATAATAATGTGCGCCTCGTTTAACTATTATACCTGCCTCTATTGCTCTGCGTATCAATACTTTTGTTAGCATATATGGGTCATCGACAATATCAAGGAATTGTGTCGGACTCTTCTGTATGATGCTATTAATACGTATCTGCAAAAATTCCAACTTACTTGTTGGGGCTGTCGCTTTTTTCTCAAACGTTTCTATTATATGACGCAATACAGGTATGTTGGTTGAATATTTACCATATTCCATATAACTACGTTGTATCGTATCCATCTCACTCTTTGCATTCTTCACCTCTTCATTTTCTCGTATCAACACATATTGATACGATGCTTTTGGCATTTTTCTCCAATCTTCAAGCGAAGGACAAATAAGGTTAGTATTTGCAAGCAATATCTTCACTTTGATATAATCTTCTGGTATGCTCAAATCAAAGTAATTATCATCTTTCTGTAATGTTACTGAGTTTATTGCATTAGGTGTATTATTGCTCCAATAGTTATTTGTCTGTCGATATGATGAAAGCGTATTAGGTTCAAGTCCCATCATATTTTCAAGAAAACGTTCCTCTGCATCTGTTAGCACCTTTACAAACTGACCACTCTGCAAACGTGGCACTGTATATGTTCTCGTACTGTTTCGGCTCATACCACCATCAAGCACATGGTTATCTGTCACTATCATTGGTGATTTGCGCTTTATTAGTCGAGCTATAACTCTCTCTTTTCGTAAGCAGCTAACAATAGGTTCTGCCGCTGTTGATTTGTATATACGTGTAGCATCAGGTTCTTTATACTTCGGTGTTGGTATAGGTGTAGGTTCTGCTACTGTCTCTTCTTGTGCAAGCATGTTATCTGCCGCTATTATATCCATTATGTCTGCACTACCATCTACTTTCTTTTTAGCCATCTTCTCCTATGTTTTTTATTTCAACTGAAAGTTATCAAAATATTTTATTTGATATATACCCAACCTACTTTTAATGTAGGTTAGGTCTTATATCAAAAGATTATGTTAACAAGCAAGCTCACTTGGTAAAATACGCATTGTACGTGTTGGGTCTAATATGCAAATACCTAATTGAGTAAATTTAGTTACCGATGCTGAGTCCTCATCGTAACTCATGTTGCTGTTCCCGAACTGCCCTGTAAACGGATTGCGGAAACCCCAACGATAGCTTCGAGTCTCACTCTGACCTTTGATGCGGCACTTAAAGATATTTTGATGTTCTTGTGTACCCATATCAAAGATGTCAAATATATAGCTTGATGCCAAGCCACCAAGGTGATGCTTAATCTTATTTCTCACGGTGTCATCATAGAATGGCAGTACACAAAGTTTAAGGTGAATACCCATTGGTGCATAAAATTCAGTAAACTGAGCACCTGCTGCCAAGGCTTGTGTGCTTCCTGTAAAGTCGGCTGATGTCTTTTTCACTACACCCAAATTATCACCATTAAATGCGTACATAGTCCAACCTGACACTTCTTGCATCACTGCTTTATTGAACAAAGCTGCTCCTCGTTCACCTGTACAAAGCACTATATTTCGATTGCCAAAATCTTCGGTATTTGACAATATGTTATACAATGCCTCTTCAAGCACTTTAAGTGAGAAGTCGTTGTAGAAATGTGTATAGCCAAACTCCATCTGCTTAAACAAGCCATTACCTGTTTTGATAACGTTGCCCGACTTACCAATGTTTTTGTATTCACCGCCTTCATTCTGATTGCTTACACCCCAACCAAGTGCGTGGTTCTTGTAACGTGAAAAAGTTTCCTCAACTTGCCAATCCACATAGTGCATCCATGTACCAACATATTTGATACTATATTTGCCACCTTGTTTCTCTTCGGCTACAGGGAGCTGAATAGCCAACTTACTATTAAGCATATCGCCCGACACTTTTTTATCAAGACGAATTGTCGACCATTCATTACGCATTGATGTTGGTGAAGCGTAGTTAATACCGCCAACTTTACGTGAAAGACCAGACTCTACGAAAGCTGACTCAACGCTAAAACGTTCGCCTGCAAGCAATCGTTCTGATGGCACACCATCTTCATTGCCACCTGCAAGTTCTACTTTATATACAAAGTTTGAACCTTCTTCACGTGGGTCTTCAAGAATGCGGAACTGATATTGCTCGTTCAAGTTACCAACAATGAACTCACCATCGTGGAAAATATCAGTAGCAAATACCAAATAGAAAGGTGCAGTGTGTGCGCCAATCATACCGCTTGTAGCCTCTACTACATTACCTTCTTCGTCACGTGCCTCAATAAGTGGTTCGTTCCGAAGCGAACTACCAATTACTTGCCAATACAAGTATCTATCATCCTCAAGCTCTTTTGTTGGATATTTAGCAAGAAATGATTCTAACGTCTTGCCACATTTAAATCCCATCAATCGAATCATCAGGTCAGTAGCTCTTTGTCCCATACCTCTGTTTTGAGCCTCAACGAGCATAGTACCCAAGTGATTCTTCTGTGTCACTTTATCTGACCATACATTCATTGAACGGCTAAAACGAAAATTATTAAGCTGTCCTGCCATGTTTATTTAATTTAAAATTAGTATCTCTATATATCCTCATCTTCTCGAGGAGCTAAACGACTTACAATATCGCTATAATCGTTTTCAAATTTTGGCACATATGATATACGTTGCTGCTGTGGTTGCCCGTCTTCTAACTTTAAGTCATCAGGCGTACCAAATAGAGCTTTCATCGGACTTCGTTGTTCCAATTGTTTATTATCAGTTATTGTGCTAAGTATACGGTCAAGAGTGTTATCACCAAGTATACCATCAGTCGAAGCACCTACCATATTCTGAATTTGTTTTATAGTAGCATTGTTCACTTTGCCATCAGCATTTAGTCCAAGTTTGTTTTGTAATGCTCTTATTGTTTGTGAACCTATTATGCCATCGGCATCAACACCAAGTTGCTGTTGCAATATGCGTATCTTGTCTTTATCCAATCCACCCAATATTGCAGGGCGATTATTCGCCTTTGCTTGTTGTTGTGATTGTGATTCTGCCTCCTCATAGTTATATGAATGGTCTGTTGTCCCTTGCGCTCTTTTATTTGCATTAGACATTCTCACATAATCATCTATCTCTCGCATAGAATCAATTTCAGCTTTCCTATTCTGAATTGCTTCTATATCAGCAGCACTTTTGTCAATGACATATCTTGAATCAAAAGGGTCTTCTTGTCTAACATACTTGTATTGTGCCATATTTACATTCCAAATATTTTATTAAAACCATCATTATCACTATCTCCACTACCATTAGCGTATCTGTAGTCGCTACCAAAACTCTGCTGACCACGCAACACATTTTCTAAGTGACTCATATTTTTTTTCGTTTCTTTAGCTACGTTCTGTCGGCTAAGTCCATTTATATCTTTCCCTCCATTAGTCATAACGTATGCGTAGCTAATCAACGCATTAAATTGTTCAGGGTGTTCATTTGCAAATTTTTGCAATGCTGTCATTCGCTCACCATCTTGACCAACTTGGTCTTGCTTATACAAAACATCAAGCATCTGCTCACGTGTATTCTTCGGTAGATTCTTCAAATTTTCACTTCCACCTTCTATTATATACTTCTGTATATTTTGTATTTTTTGCTGACGAGTTTGATATTGTTCTTTCTCTTGTTCTTGCCTTTGTTTTACCATCTGTTGGTATTGATTCATAAGGTCTTGCTTCAGAAAGTTCAATCCATCTTTGGCATCGTCAATATCAGTATTTGCTTTTATACTCTTCTGCACCTCTCGATTAGCTTGTTGTTCAGTCAAACCTTTTGATAATGCACTTTGGTATATCAGCTGTTTGCGTATTTCTAAACCATTATCACTCTCATCTTCTATTGATTCTTGAGTTATATTATTTAAATCGGCTAAACCTGCTTCGTAGGTCTGTATCTCATCAGGTTCAAGTCCTGCATTGAGCGCAGCATTCACTCGTTGCTGCTGATAGTTCATACGATTAAGCACGTTCTGTTCAAGTAGTTGTCTAAATCCTTCGGCATCTTTTACATCTAATCCTTCTATAGCATCAATAGCACCATCAGCAATCAAGGCTTGTGCTAAAGATGAATAATTAGGAGAAGATTGACCGCTTCCCTGATTGCCAATGGTTTGTTCGCTATTGACGTTACTGCCATCTATCATTTCATTAAAGTCGCTATTAGCTCCTTCTATTGTAGTTCCGTCGTTATTCTCTTCTTGAACTTCATTATTTTCCTGTGACTGCACATTGTCTTGTTCTATCTCTTCACCTGACAATATCGAATCAAAACTTAAATCATCTTCCATATCTTTCTCCTGTTTAATAAATTATGTTGCAAAAAAATATAACATCTAACACAAAAACAATATGATTACTGTCATAGATAAGGATTATTATCTTAAATAGATAAGAATAAAAAAAAGACATCTTACTTCACAGCAAGATGTTCTTAGCTAAATTTTAAATTAAAAATTATGAAAAAAACTAAATTTATAAGTAATTGTCGTAAAAGCCTTTGTTGTTAGTAACCGCTAAAATAGAAAATTTGAAAGCAATTCACAACTGCAAAGATACTAATTTTCAGTGTATTCACTCTCTTTATATGTCTGGAAAAATGGGTCATCGCCTAAATAACCTTTTCTCTCTTCTTTAGCTCTATTCATATCGCCCTGATACAGTATTATTTTCTCTTCTCTTAGTAGCATCACCATACCCAATGCTCTTATACGGTCAACGTTTACTTCGGGCGAGAAGTTAACAAGCTCATCGAGCAATGCTCTGTTCTTTATTGTATATAGCATAGGCATTGTTGTTTCTATCTCTGTGCCATCTTCGGCTTTTGTTATCACAGGTATAGGTTTTAACAGCCAATCTCGTATCAGGTTATTAGCATAGTCGTTAATTGCTGCACTTGCATTTACGCCATATTTATTACTACCAAAGCTGCTATATTTCACAAGACTCTTCTCACGCAAATAGTCAGGTGTTTCAGCTAATAGATGTGTACATTGCATCTTCGCAAAGTATGCATACAAACCTTTTTTGTTACTTTCAAACAGTACCTTTGCATTATAGAATAAACACAGCAATCTGACTATCTCATAGTTATCTTCTGCAAAATCTTTTCTACCTGTAAACTCTGCTACTATTTTATCAGTAAATAGGTCGAACACAAACGTACTCGACAATGATGTTGATGTTGCTTGGTCGTTGTCGACAGGGTCGTGACCAATAATATATCTACCACTATAGATATTGCCTTTTGAGTCTTCCTCAGGCATCTCAAATATCTCTATTGCTCCTTGTGTGTCGTTATCTACTCCCCATTCCCGTATTGGCACATCGCTTGTCGGTTTGAATTTTACAGTGCCATTTTTTTCAAGTACCAAAGTGCCTACATACGTATCATCGTATGCACTCGGATTAGTATCGAGTTGCAATATGCGTTCATTAAGCTGTGCAGTCGGGAAGTAAGCTGCTTTTACTTTTATTATGGCTTCAGCAGGTGTTATTGGGTCTTCAGCTATGGCACGTAGTACCGATTTTGGGTCAGCACTATATTTTGCTTTATAACGTGCCAACAGTAATTCAAGTAATGCCTTTACTACATCTGACACTCCATCTTTGTTGTAGCAACCTGCTCTGTTGACGTATGCAGGAAAGAAATAACCAAATGTCGTTCTGCCCTGATTTTTTTTATCATAGACATTGGGTATTGATAAGATATTATAACCATCTGTACCATAGAGCAATGTTTTAGCTGAACTAAAATCGCTTTCACTTTCGGCTGAAGTACCAACAAGATACATAGTGGCAAAAGTATAATTACCATCTTCTACACTCTTTCTCGTAATGTCATACAATGGTAATAATCCTTTAAATGAACCCATCTCTTCAAACAATATCCAACCACGTTTACCACGCAACTTATCTGGGTCATCTTTGGCTGATACTGCCATAACTTGATTAAAACTACCTCGTTCGATATTCATGTCATCTTTATAACCCATTTGCCATGTCATCTCATTAGGTGAGTTCTTTAATGTCAATCGTGGGAAGGGTGTATTTGCCCATATAAAGTTAATAGCAGGTTTGAATTTTGATAGCGTTCCTTCTTTTGAGTCAGATAGATATTCTTTCTGATATGCGGTCAATACGGTTACTATTCTTTTTTTAGACTCTTCGTTTTCGCCAAGTTCAAGATTATGTGTCATTATTGATGACAAACTATATGATTTGGCACAGCCGCGTCGTGCAAGTTCTATGGCGTGTTTGCCTTCTTCACGTGCTTGGTATAGATAATGAAAACGCCAATAAATACCTTCCCACATATATGGAAATGATTCCACTCGTAAAGCTTTTTTTCCTTTAACTACTTTGTTTATTATCATTGGGTTATAGTTCATAAACCAATAACAAAAACCTGTTACCCATTCGCCATCGCGCTCTCTCACATAACCTTCTCTGCATCGGCGTACCTCTTCTTCCCAAAACTTTCGATAAGGCGATTGTGGACTTCTATCTTCCTTTAGTTTTGTATAACAACCATGTTGTATGAAATGGATAGCAGGTTGCCGAAAATAGTCCATATCTTCTATTATATGTGGGTGAGCTATATCTACTATCACTCTGCCTTGCTCGTCGTGCGGACAATCTTTAACATGTGGTCGGGTTGGTGATATTAGCCAACGTATCATCTCTACGTTATCTATGAAGTCGTAAAATTGCTCTACTACTTCATCAGGATATTCAACCAATAATTCTTCTGTTATCGTTGTCTGATATTCGTTTGTTGGAATTGGAATGAACATATTATATATCTTCTAACATTGATTTATCTACCGAACCTCTAACCTTATCATTTTGTGCTATCTCACGTGCTATCTTCTTTTCTGTTTCGTCTACTTTGACTACCAAATCAGAAAGCTTACTTATAACGCTTGCATAGTCGTTGAGCATCTTAGGTTTCTTCTCTGGGTCAGCTGCATCTATCTCTTCTTGTGTTATCATACCTTTGCGTAGTGTCTGTACGGCATTTCGTATATCTTCAAGAAATAGTGCTGATTGTGTTTTGAACGAAGCATAAAACCGTTGTGCCTCTTCTACTATTTTATCAGGTTTCCATTTCTTGCTCATACCTTGTCCTTCACATATCTGTTCCGAACGTACGTCACGGTCAAGAAAAGTCTGATAATCGCTACGTGGGTCTTCCATGAAATATATATAAGCCAGCTCTTGCATAGCTCGTTCTTTGTTCTCATTCTTATCTCTATTCCATATAGCTCTAAATGGTTTTAGCATCAGTGCTTCGGGTTCTACTGTTATCTGATAATCTTCGTATTTAAATAGTTTCATATCTCTATATGTTTTGTTATCTCTCTTTCTATTTCTTCAGTCTTTGTAAGGTCTATCCATTTCTTTACAAAGTTCTTATCAATTATTTCTCTGTTCATAGTGCTATCATAATCTTTCATAAGCACCATTGTTGGAGCATCGCCTATATGTAGCTTCTTACATAATCTGATAGTATCAACATCGTCTACATCAAGTTTAACAATATCAACATTCATTGGTTTATGTTTGTTAAACTCGTTATCTTGTTGTTTGCAAGTCTTACAACCCTTCATATAGAAATATAATAGTTTCATATTAAGCAACTTTTTGTAGTAGTAATCTAAATGTTTCTCTGCCACGTGGAGTGATTAGTGTCTGATTACCTACGTGTAAACTATTAATAGCTTTATATTCTTTTATCTCGAAAAGGTCGTTAGTATAATCAGCGTATGGTTTAAGTTGTTTCTTTGCATCACGATAAACAAATCTCTTTTCGATGAGCCAAGCAATAAACTTCTTTTCTTCTATGCCAAGTTCCTTTGCCGTATCACGGAAGTTAGTAAGTAGGTTACGGTCGACAAGTGCATCAAAGTATTCTGCTTTAGGTTGCATAACCTTATTCTCCAAAGCAAGTTGTTGTTTCTCTTCTTCTGCTTTAACAAGTGCTTTGAGTGCGGAAAGATAATCTTGCGGAAGTGTATACATGCCTGTTTTGCGGATAGAGGGTAGAACTTCTTTTGTTACCCAGCGTCTAAAAGGCTTAACCTTTTCAGATGAACTAAATAACAAAACCTCATAAAATCCAGTTTCATTTATAAATGTTGCAATACTATTCCCAACTATTTCTATATCGTTATTTAGGGCGTGTAAATCAATAAGTTGCATATCTTCTTTATCCAATCTTGTTTTTACAGAAGATGGATTAGTTAGCTCAACTGCTTTACATAAGTCAGCTAAGCAAAACAACGGTTCTCCGTTAAATTCAGTTACTCGTACTTTGCCAAATTCTTCTTTTTCAAATATCTTTATATCATTCATAGTATTTCTTTCTTTTATTCTGTTAAATCACTTTCTATCTTTAATCCATTTTTATCCCTCTTTTGTATGTAAAGTCCTTTAGCGAATAAAGCTCCGTCGATAAACGCTGCGTATGCTGTTGGTCGCATATAGTTAGCTACCTTTGTCTTGTTGATATACCTCGTTGCATACTCTATCACTTCCTTTGGTATATCTTCTAAATTGATAGGCTTAAACTCCATATCATCTATTCTTTAATCGTTTTTCTCTCTCTATCTCGGCTAATATCTCATCAAGGGTATACATCTCTATCTTCCTATATATACTTACATTCCATATCAACCAACCTATCTCTATTGAATAATTATCTAATCGTTTTGTTATCCGTAGATATGGTAGTACATTTATGCTACTCCATATCTTATACGGATAAGCTTTCCAACCTTTATATATTACTATTCCTCGTTTTCCTCTATCTCTATCAAGTACTGACATATATGCATAATCTTCTTCAAATCAAGGAGTCTGTTTGCCTTAATCTCCTTTGGCGTTTCGCCCTTCCTTCGCAACACTCGCTTCACTATATCAGCTCGCCATGGGTCTAACTTATATTCATCCCATATATCATAAACCGTTATCTTATGTTGTGCATAGTCTGATGTACCTACGTTATAATCTTTTGCTGCCATATCTCTCTCGTTTATTTGTTTATATATACATATTCCAATAATCTCGTCATTATAGTTCCAAAAGTTGCTATCTCTATCCAAAAGGTCTTTGAGTATTTTGTCGTATTTGTAGCATTTGCAAATACAAACACCAATGTCCATATCGACAATATATATACCAATGTCTGTTGCCAACCTATGAATATAAAGCACCATAACAAACCCATAACTGCTGCTGTATATGCGCCAACACAATGAACACGTGACTCCATTGTTACGCCTTTACTCAGTACCGCTGTACCACAGAAAGCCAACCCACATGGGCATAAGAAACCTACAAATTGCCACTGCGAACCTTCACCTATGCTTATCAATGGCATAATAATCAGAAAAGCTTCAGCATACATAAATACTGTAAACAGATAGCCTAATCCTTTCTTCTTCTCATCATACAAATAGTACGACTCTGATATTGACCTCGGTAGTCCAAACAATACTACTTCGGCTATTACATATATTGCAAATAGTAATCCTGCTATATTTATTAGTATAAAATTCATAATTAGTTGATTTAAAAGAAAAGCCTCTATTTAGTCTTTCCGTTGAAAGATAGAGGCTCAAAATATATACGTATTCTTATGGAACTATTAAATAACAATCTTTGGTTTATTCGGTACTATAATATCGCTTTGCTGTACTTCTTCATAATCTTCTACCACAAAATCAATATCTCTATCTTGTAGATATAAATGTATTACTCCGTCAAGCTCAACAGTAGGTATATCATACGACACTACATTTTTATAGCTCTCTACCATCGTATCTTTTATTGAATTGTCTCGCTCCTGATTTACTCGTATATAACGCTTAGGATTGACCATAACATAATCACCCACATTCACTGTCTTTACACACTCACCAATAGCTACAACTTTCTGTATTGGCTTCATCTCTCCCCTTGCTCGTGTTATTACACCATTAACAGTTTCATCATCTTCATAACGTTCTGCTGTTGTTATTATTGATGTAAACAACGGCTTAATTTTCTTTAGCTTCAACATATCTTCTCTCTTTTTTTTTTCTTTTCTATTCTCTATTATCTTATAATTCGTTGTTCGCTTATCATAAAACCTGCCTAACCCTTTTATCAGTACTCCTGAATATTTACTTGTAGGCTTGCCCTCTGTATCTGCTTCAAACTCTCCTATACTCTTTCTCACTGCTCGCCAATAGCTTTCCATAACAGTCTTTACATCTCTCTTACTTATGCCTAAGCGAACCGATAAATCTTCTATTAATCTTTGTCTAACATAGCTTCCCATTTGGCTAATGCTTTTTTTATCTCTGCTTTCTCTTTATCAGTAAAATAAGTCATAGGCTTATTTACCTCTTTCTTATGATACAACTTCTCTATATGTTGTCTATGGTCTTTAAGCGCATCATTAGTACATTCAACCAACGATAACATCGACTCTTGTAACTTATTAATATCACCTTTTAATTTAAGATTTTCGTTTTCTAAGAACTTAATGTTACCATATATCTCTTCAAAGGTCTGAAAGAAAAATGGTATCAAATCACATAACGCATTTTTTTCTTTTGCTTGTTTAACAAAAGCATTGTACATCTTCTTCTTAAACTTATCAAAATAAAAATCTTCTTCCATACTATTTATCATTTTTAATATCAAAATACAACAATAATCTAAATACATTACTATCATTAAGCATAGGTATAAACTTCGGATTGATAGCATTATTAAGAATGAACTTCTTACATCGCATTCTTGACATCACTACTTGAAAATACCTATTATCCATCTGTAGCTTGGTCATCACTTCTTTCTTAACCTCACTACTCATCAATGCCACATCTACAAGCTGCTCGTTTTGTATCTCTCTCTGCAACTCATGTCGCTTTAGCAAAAACTCTGATGCGAGTCTCATTTCTCCATCAGTTAGCTTGTGTATTGGTTTCAGAAAGGTGAGCCACAGTTGAAACAACCTCTCTATCCCAACTGTGAGCTTCACCGCATTGTCAGGCTTACTCATTTTGAGGCTGATTTAGCAAGCTCTGACGGAAGCGTTAGTATCTTCTTTATCTCTTCGGCACACTTCTGCTGAAAAGGGGAATCATCAAAAACTTTAGTGTTACATACAGCAAGTAGATAATCTAATCGTCTCAATACTCGCTCTTCATTCTTATCTACTAACGCATCATACATCCTCTTGTTATCGTCTAACAACTTCTTATTATCACTCAATGCTTGTGATAACCTCTTCGTAAGCTCCTCGTTAGATAGCTTAGCATCTGTGTTACTATTCTTCACATCAGATTTAACGCCTTCTCCTTTTATTATCTCCATATCTCTCTTTATACATCGTTTCCCATTCATTTATAGTAGTATAACCAATATCTGTACAACCACAGTCATTACAATAACTCTCATCATCATCTATCAACTCTCCATCACCATCTCCTATGATTGATAATGACAAACAACGTTTACAGTACCATACAGGTACTTCATTAAAATCATCACTATTCATCGGATGTAATAAAAGATTTGATAACTATTACCATTATATGTTATCGCTACTATATCTTCACGAACTATGCCCATATCATTCACATGTCTTACTATATTTACCATCCTCTCTGATGAATATACTGTCATTCTCTTCATCTCTCTCTTCCCCTCAATTATCATCTATTTAAAATATTTATTTACATAGTAAACATCATTATGTTCACTTCTTTCATATCGCAAACATAATAATAATTACTGTAATTGTAATACTTTTCCTTAAAATTTCTTATTTTTTTTGTTTAGATAATACTCCTCCGCCTTTATACCCTCTCTTTAAATATAGAGTGTATCGCTGTTCGAGCCTACGTCGTTTGAGGTTCGCTTTGCTCACGTGTATCATCTACTCCGTAGACTCGCACAGCTATTCCCTTGAAGCCTTTACTTCATCTGTCGAACCTCTTAACATTAATCTTAGATAACCACGGTCAATGTCTTCGTTATCACAACGTCTGAACCCGAACCCCCTTTTCTCCGTTTACCTCTTTCTCAGTTCTAAGTGGTAGGGGAAGTTACCCTATTCATTAATGTCTTTTTCGTTACTATCGGAGAAACCTCAGTACTATTTATACCTACTATCCGACTTCTAACCCAATAACTACATTTAAGCCCTCTTGGGTGATACTTAGTAGAACATCTAAGTGTAACGCCACAAATATAACACTTTTTTTTTATTTTTTTTATCACTCAACTTTTTTTTCTTCAAATACCTATCAATTTAAACTCCCCCCCCCCTCCTTACACAATACTTTTTTTCTACTTCATTTCCGTGAGAGTGAGATAGCTCTCATGGGTACTGCCGCTCAAACGGAGAAGGGATAATAGCCCTCGTTAACTTATTAATTTATTAACTTATAAACTTATAAATTTATGGAACTTAAATTTAAATTCAGCTCTAATGCAAAGGTGTATGAATACGCCGAAGGAATCAAATTGGTAGAAAGTATCGAAAGTAACGGTATGCAAATTGATTTTATTTCAGCACTCATACCTGCTGATACCTTGAAAGATTTTGTAAATAAAGAACACACCTTTTTTGTGTCACAACAAACTGTTCTTATGGAAAAAACTGTCGTGACATGCAGAATGCGCAAGAATGAAACTACTGCTAAAACTGTAGCTGACTTCTTGAAATAACTCTATCACATACTTACGACAGACTTATTTGTGTAACCTAAGTTTGTCGTAAGTATTTTTTATGTTCACACATAAGTAATAAATATGGAGTATAAAAAAAATAAAAATATTCATCAACAAAATAGAGTCATTGTTGATGAATTAATAATTAATTGACTCTAAATAAAATATAATACTATGTCAGAACAAGATATTGTATTATCTATTCTTGACGAGGTTGAGGATAGATATTTAGCAGACAATTATAATAATTGATTATTTGTTTTTATATCGAATAATATATAATAGTGTGAAATACATATTGTTTGATAGAACTTAATTATTTCACACTGAATTAAAATATAATACTATGATAATAGCATTAGAGATAACTATTCTATCATTGTCTTTGATAGGTGGCTCATATTTGGTATCAAAGAAATAGTAAATATCAAATAATAAAAATAAAAGACGGGTGTTAGAGATTTTTAGCGATTAATACTCTATAAAAAAATAGCTTTTGTTTTAGGTAGCAACAATATGTTGCTACCTTTTTATTTTAAATATAAAATTATGAGAAGAAATAAAATAAATATAATACTAAATATCTTATTAGGTTTAGCACTAATCATATTTTGTACATATACATTAGTAGGTACAATAGTAGAAGAGGATAAAGATTTAGTTATATGCTTAGGCATTAGCTTTAGCTTAGGATTAAAAGAATTTATAAATCTTATAATAAGTAAAACAATAACATTTATAAAATAATTCTATATTAAATAATAACATAATAAAATATTTAATAATATTGTGTTATTGCATTTTTTATTAACTTTGTATGTTTAATACGCTAAAAATAAAAAAGATATGAAAAATATAATATTAATAATAGTATCAATAATATCAATACAAACAACAGCACAATTAACAGAGTTAGATAATACAGATACAAAATTTTATATGACAAAAGACACAATGTATTGTCCTTTTTGTGCTTTAGAACCATTTAAGATTTCATTAGCATTAGCAGCAAAAGAACAACTTGAACAATATCATTATTATGATGCATCTGAATATAAATTATCAAAATGGGGAGAGCAAGTTTCACATTCAGGTTGTTGTATAGATGTATTATTAAGAGCATGGCAAAATATGTCAAATAATAAATTATATCGTCGATATGGGAATATTTCAGATAAACATTGGCAATCTGAAATAGAAAAATTAGGTATTACACACATGGGACTTGATTACATTTATTATCGTTGGCGTACACAAAATGGAGCAGATTTAACTCAATGGAAAAAAGATGGAGGCAGAAATCTTGCACATCGTAGATGTAGAAATATTGTAAAACTATTTCAAAAAGAAGTAATACCATGTATAAAATTAGAAGCAGGTCGATATACAACAGGAGCTATTATCTTTTTTAAATCCAAACAATTACCACAATATTATTGGCACGTAGGAATATGTATAAATGAAAAACAATACATTCATAATATAGGTAGTGGAGTAGAAATCGTAAATATAGATGAAGATTTAAATGATGATAATAGTGAAATTTATATATTAAAAGATTTAAGTAATAATTTATATAACTTTAAAGCTAAATAGTATGAGTGAAGAAAAAGAAAAATACACAAGAGATAATAGAGATATTTCTCTTGATGATAAAGATTTTGTTTATATGATAAAACCTGAAAGTAATGAATCATTAGAAAACTATGTAAATCGCATAAGAAAATTACGTAGATTACAAGCATATAAAAGGAGTCAAAAAAGACAAAATGGGGTAAATATTAATGGTTCAAATTGCATAATAACAGGTATAGATAATTATATTTCAGATTCACAATATAAAAATAAAACTCCTTTTACATTATCAGAAAACAATTTATATAATAATATAGCAACAATAGGAGCTGCTTATAATCCTAATTTTAAAGCAAATCCTTTAGAATTTGGTTTTAAAGAAATAGACCCTAAAGATGCTCAAATTGGTGATATTTTACAATTTGATTGGTCAGAAATAGAAGGAGGGTTAAGACCACGACATGCGACAATGTTAGTAGGTCGAAATTATGATAATAATCCTATAAGTAATTATTCTGATGGAACTTTTGTAGATAATAGTAATGAACATTATCATCAACATTCTCCTTATTGGAAAGACCCTAATAGAGCTTTTACATATATAGGCACTCCAAGAGAACAAACATGGTGGCATTCACAATGGGATAAAAAAAATCCTATAACAGGAATAAAACCTGTTGATATAAATTTTAAATCTAATCCAAATATTACTAATTTTCAACCTATTAACCTAAATAAAACAACTTACGGCTACTAAATAGCCATCTTATCTAAGAAATAATATCACAGCATTAACTTATTACAAACAATAAGTTAATGCTGTTTCTATTTATACAATGTTAAAATTTAAACTTTAATATAAAATGGGCTATAAAATGCACGCTTATACTCGAAACATAGTAGAGTATAGCAATGGTTATTTCAATCATTCAAAAAATGAGATTGAAAAATTATTAAGAAATTTAGTACCTGATGGTTATTATGGTGAAGATTATTGGGAACTATTACGAACAGATGTAGAAAAGATGCTACATAATATTCGTAAGAATTGCAGTTATACTGCAACTATTGGTGATGCGTTCAATATTGATACAGAACTTGATTATACAGTAGAAGAGTTTTGTAAAATCTTCGAAGAATTATTATCAGAAACAGCTGATAGTTCACAATTTACTTATCCTGATTACTTAACATTAACTTGGTTTTAATGAAGAGAGTTTAAATATAATAATTAAAGAAAATAATTAATACAGTAAAACAATGATTAAAATTGGTGAAAAGGCTACTGAAAATGTAGCTTATGACAAATTCATTGGCTACGCAAAAACAAGTATTGTAGCCATAAATCCAACAAGTGCAGAGATTGAAGCACTTGGATATAACAAGCCAGAGACAGAGCCTAAATATACAAGTTTTGACACTAATAATATTAAACAAGCTCGTATTGAATTTTGGCTAAAATTTGAATGTGATGGTGAAGCTAAAATTGTTCGTAAGAACATTTGGCTAAAACAATCATCATGGAAAAATAAAGACCAAACTAAAACTCAATGTATTGATGACTATGGCAATACAGGTTGGCTTACTAAAGAACAGTTTGAAGGTAAAGAATCTCAGCCTGAATATAGTAAGTTAATAGGTAAATTTAGAGTAGCTTACATGGGTGAAGAACAACTTGTTGATTGGGTTCGCAATTGGCTTAATGTAAAACAAAGTCATAAATGGGATAATAATACAAAAAAATTTGTACCTATTGCCGATGATGACTTATGTAATGCAGAATTATCAATTGATATAAAGAAATTCTTTAATGGTGATTTTAGAGAATTAAAATTTCTTGTAACAAAGAATACAGCAGATTATCAATTTTTATCTTTATTTACAATTCGTCAAGTTGACGGAAAGGAATATCAAGATGTATACAATAAGACTTTAAAACTCTATCAAAGTCCAACTTATTGGTCAACATTAAGAGATAAAGCACTTAAAGCAGGTTTAGAAAGCAATATCGTTACAATGGTTATTCCTGTTATGAAATACGAAAGTGTTAGTATAGCATCAAAACAGTCAACACAACAAGTACAGCAATCTACGATACCATCATCAACACCTGATTTTAGTGAGTCAACTGATGATTTGCCATTTTAACTAATATATTAACAATATGAGTGATAATGATACTATTGTCATTATCACTCATCATATTATTAAACTTTAAAAATGTAATATTATGAAAGTAAAAAAAAATTCGTTACGAAAAGAAATTTAATCTTGGTAATTATGAGAATGAAACAATTTCATTAGAAGCAGAAATAACTTCAAATGAAAATGAAGTTGAAGCATATGATAAACTTAGACAAAAAGTATTCAATCTTTCTAAAAGAAATGAATATTTAAAAATCATAGAAAATTCTAATGAATATTCCTATACAAAAGTAAAAGAAGCACAAGAAGCATTATCTAATTTAAATCCGATATTTTAATGAATACTGAATTAAAAGAATTTATAGAACTCTTACAAGAATATGTAGGATATAATCATCCTGTCATTAATAGTGCAAAAGGATTAATGATATTTTGTAAAGACAATAAACATATAGAAAAAGTTTATAAGTCTTTAAAAACGTTTCAAACTACTTATAAATCATATAATATAATGTATGAAGGAATAATATTAGAAAGCGAAAATGTAGCTTATACAAAAGCTATCAGAATAACCTTCCTTTCTAAAATCATAGAAAAAATAGTTGAACAAAAAGTATTAATTAATAATCAACCTTTTTAATATGGCTAATATATGTATTGTTTTAGGAGCATCAGGTACAGGTAAAAGTACCTCAATAAAGACGCTCAATCCCAAAGATACATTTGTAATAAATGTTCTTCGTAAACGTTTACCATTTAAAGGTTCAAAAAACATATATTCTAAAGAAAATAAAAATTACTTTGAACCACGTGGTTACAAAGAGTTACTATTTTATCTTAATAATATTAATGAAAAAGGTACTAATATAAAGAATATTATTATTGATGATGCTATTTATCTAATGAGAAAAGAATACTTTGATAAATGTCAAATATCAGGATATAATAAATATACAGAATTAGCTGTTAATTTTCAATCTTTAATAGAAAGATGTGAAGGTATGCGTGATGACCTTAATATATTCTTCTTTTTACATCAAGAAATAATATATGACGGACAAAATATAGTTGGTTATAAAGTAAGTACTGTAGGTAAAATGCTCGATAATCAATATAATCCTATTGAAGTTGTTCCAATGGTACTTTTTGCAATGCCACAAATAGATAAAGATGTGGTAAAATATGGGTTCTATACACATTTAAAGAGTGTAAATAGCGCTACAATATGTGCAAAAAGTCCTGATGGTATGTTTGAAGATGATTTTATTCCCAATGATTTAAAATATGTTGTGGATAAAATGAATGAATACTATAATTAAAATATAATAATATGTACGAAGTAAAAGCGAAAAATTTAAAAGAGAAAAACGTTTTATTAGTAGTTAAATATGCTACTAATGTAATAGAAGCAGTACAAGAAGCAGAGAAAGCAGGTTATACAGAAGTCTTTGCTTCGTATTTATCTTCATATCGTGAAGTAATACGTGATGTAGCAGAAGAAAATGATGAAGCACCACGTAAATGGTATAAAGTAATAACTATTGTTAATGAACTTAATGAAGGTGGCAAAATAAAAGCATGTAAATATAATATGCTATTACAAGCTAAAGATTTTGAGAACGCTCAAAAGAAAGCGAAAGAACAACTTGAACAAGGTTATTCAATGACAGTAAATGCAATATCAGAAACTAAAGTAGAAACAGTAATATGAATTTAAGTGATGCACAAAAAGAAGCATCACATCGTTTTGAAGAGTTAAGTCGTACTCGAACACTCAATAGAGATAGCTTTATAGCAGGATATATTGAATGTTGGAAGAGATTTAATTCTGAAAACGATAATATGCTCTCTACTATACCTAACACTAACGATGTTATAGATGCTGAAATAGAAGGTATATTAGATAATAAAGTAATGTTGCAGCTAATACAAATGGAAACTAAATACTCTGATGAAGAGATAATAAATGAATTAGAAATGTTTAGATTACAATGTTTAGCTGAAAACACCAAACATGAAACTATTATCGATGCTGCCCGACATTTTAGAATGTGGATAAACAAACGTAAAGGAATAAAACATAATGAGCCTACAAAAGATAAGTCAAGTATTAACGAATGGAAAGATAACATCACCGACAAACTCTACCAACATTTCGGTATGTAATAATAAAGATGAATTAGTTGTTGATAATGAACATACAAATAGAGTAATATCATTGTATGGTTATTTTCCATCGTTTATGGCTGCTTTTAATCCGAGTAAAGTTCATTATTTCGCTTCACAGCCTGAACGTTGTGTATGTGGCATATCACCAAGTTTAAAACTATTATGCGATACATATGGTAAAAATAAAGTATGCTTGTGGATTGCAAGCTTAATAGGTAATATTAATCTTATGGCATTAGGTTCTGATACTTCAAAAAAAATGACAGCAGAACAAATAGCCGATTGTGCTAAAGGTATAGTAAGTAATTATGATATACTTAAAGCCGCTGAATTAATGTTATTTATATCACGCCTAAAAGCTGGTAAATATGGCAAATTTTATGGTGTAATAGATGGAATGACCATTTGTAATGCACTCAATGATTATCTTAAAGAAAGAAACGAAATATTATGTCAAGCACATAATAAATTACAAGAGAGTATTCAAGAAAAAAATAAAGTAATGATAGAAAAATGGAATGAATATCAAAACACTTTAGAATATGCTGAAATGACAAAAAAATGGGATTAAAATGAATAATTTAAAAATTGAAAATAACATTTTAACACTATCTCTTAATAAAAAAGATATTAATTCTTTTATTGAAAGAGTAGTAACAGAAGTTAAAGAAGGTAATCGTAATCCATTAGAAACTTTAGTTAAACTTAAAGCCATAACTAAAGTCGCTGATGGCATTACTAACAATATTATGGAAGATACAATATCAGAAGCACTTAAATATGAAAAAAATGAAAAAGCATACGGTGCTAAAATAGATGTACGTGAAGCAGGTGTAAAATACGACTATTCACAAAGTCAAACATGGCGTGAACTTATTGAAGAACGTAATGCACTCGATGAACGCATTAAAGCTATTGAATTTGCTTATCGTAATGCAACTCCTGATACTCCTTATATTGATACAATAACAGGCGAAGTGTTTACTATTCCACCTACTAAACATAGTAAAACTGTAGTCGCTGTGAGTTTTTAATTTAAATATTTAACATAAATAATAATAATATGAATATAATCAATAAAATTAAATCATTTTTTAGCAAAAAAAAGAAAGAAGATACAGAAGTATATTATGCACGTAGTTATAAGATTTTCCCTTATAAAAGCCATTTAGGCAAAGGGAATAGAATACAATTTATAAAATGCCGAAAAGATGAAGGCTTTTATAAGATAACCACACGAAGCATGTATGCCACAATAGAGGATATTTATAATAAAACTCAAGAAGAGCAGGTTATCAAACAACCCTACTCTATTGCTATTAGATATTAGTAATGGCAAAGAAAAGAGTAGCTACATCTCGTATATCTCAATTACCATCTGAACCTAAGTTTTGTGGAGATTGTATGTATGCTGAGGAAGATAGAAAATTTATAAATAAGTCTATTAAAGGCGAATACTTTTGTGTTCGTTGTAAATATTATATGGAAGGCAAATATGTCAGATTAAAGACATGGAAAGCTTGTAATAAATTTATTAGAAAACCAAAAAAAGATTTATAAAATGAGATTAGTTTATTTAAGTCAGAAAGGTAATCCTATTACCGATACTAATGTATTATCATGTCATTTTAGAAAATTATCACGTAATATTATACGTGATATAGAAGCATTAAAGAATACAGAAGAATTTAATAATATGTTCTTTAAGATGCTCAATTTCTATATAATGACTAAACAAGGATTTATGATCTTAGCAAAAAATTATGATACTAAGAAGTATAATCAAATCATGCACGCATTTCTTGAATATGAATATCAAGATAAAAATATAAAGATTAAAGAAGAAGAATGGCAAGATGTTAAGTTTAGTAACAAACCATATAACGATTTTAATATTGAAGATGCCGAAGTGTATAATACACCTGATGCTATTGATACATTAGAAAAGAAAGATGAGATTGCTACTATCAAAACAACTGAAGTTCTTGGTCATACTATCAATATATATGGAACATTTGAACAACCTCTATTCTTAGCCAAAGATGTTGCTGAATGGTTAGAACATAGCAATGCTGCTTCAATGGTTAGTTCTGTTGATGCAGAT